GCGATTATTCGTCTGCTATCGTTGCCAACGTCATGTCTGGTTCGGTGTTCCACCGCTTGATCAGCCAGAACCTTGCCAACACGCCGACACTTTTCAACGCTGGCAATGTGACCGTGGTCGATATTCTGGGCCGTCCAGTCATCGTCACTGACGCGCCTGCGCTTTATGTGGCTGGCACGCCAAACAAGGATCGCGTTCTGGGTCTGGCTGATGGTGCGGCTGTTGTCTATGATGGCGGTGATGTCATCAGCAACGTCCAAACCACGAACGGAAACACGCGCATCGAAACCACGATGCAGGTGGACTATTCGTTCGGTGTCAGCCTGAAGGGCTACACTTGGGACGAAACGAACGGCGGCAAGTCGCCGACCGATGCCGAACTGGCCACTGGTTCCAACTGGGATAAGATCGCCACCGACATCAAGCAGACCGCTGGTGTCATCACCATCGGTTCGGCTGACGTTGCGTTCTAATGAAACAGTGTTGGCGGGTGGGCTTCGGCCTGCCCGCCTTCACGCTATCTAAAGGAAAACCATCATGGCTGATGCCAAGATCATTTATGAACCGCATCCCGTCAGCCCTGAACGCAAGGCTGAACTGGTCGGTCAAGGCTTCAAGATTATGGACGCGATCTTCGCGCCTGAAGATGTCAAACCTGCGCCAGTGGCTGATAAGCCTGCTGCCGCACCGAAAGCTGCTGCAAAGAAGGCTGACGACTGATGGCCTTTGTCGTCGAAACTGGTGCTGGTTCAGCAACATCGAACAGCTTCGCCAGCACCGCTGCCGCCGATGCCTATGTGGCAGAACGTGGCGTGGCTGGATGGGCTGCTTTGCTGACCGCTGACAAACAGACGGCACTGGTTAAGGCGACAGACTATCTTGAAGCCACCTATCGCACTTCTTGGCAGGGCTATCGCGTCAGCGGCACGCAGGCACTGTCGTGGCCGCGTTCTGATGTCACGGTGGATGAATTTGCAGTCGCGGCCAATATCGTGCCGGTGGCCGTGGTCAATGCGTGCATTGAAATGGCGCTGCGGACAGTGGCAGGCACGACCTTGATCGAAGATCAGGGCCAGCTTGTCATTCGTGAACGGGTCGATGTCATTGAAACTGAATATGCGACTTTCAGCGACCCGGCCACAAAATATCCGTTCGTCAGCAGGCTACTGGCACCTTATCTGCTTTCATCGTCTGGGGGCGGCTTCGCGCAAGTTCGCGTCCAGCGCACTTAATCATCAAGAGGAGAAACCATCATGGCGAATATTGTTTCCACTACATTGCAGGGCGCTGGTTCGCGTGTTGTCACGCGCACGACCCTGACTTCTTCGGACACTTTCACCTATAACCAGAACAAGGGCGCAATCCTTATTCTGGACAACGTGACGGCTGGCGCACTGACCGTCAACATCGACGGCGCTGGTGGTTCAACCGTTCCCGTTCCCGGCATCGGCGACATCAGTGTCACCGCTGGCTTTTCGACCGCCAGCATCGCTGCTGGCGCTTGCGTGGCTATCCCGCTGGACAGCATCTTCCAGTATTTGCAGGGCGTGATCACTGTCACTGGCGGAACCGGCATCAAGGCCACACTGGTCGAGTATTGATCTAATGGGGCGTGAAGCTGACAGCGCGGCGCGGCTTCTAGCCAAGAACGGGGAACTGGTCACAATCCAGTTCCCCGGTTCACCTTCCTATGATCCGATCACTGGCGCACCTGCCGCAGTGCAGACCGCGACTTCAGTGTCGGCCAATGGCTATCCAGCAGCCTACACCAGCGCCAACATCGACGGCACCGTCATCAGGCAGAACGATATTCGCCTGCTGCTGGAACTGATCAGCCCGCGACCTATTCGCGGCTGTCTGGCCGTGGTCGATGGCGTGACCTATCAAGTTCTTGATGTGCAGGCGATCCGCAAGGAAGCTGCCGATGTCATGTTCATCTGTCAGATCAGGGCAAGCTGATGGCCGCAGACTTCCAACTTCCTATCGGTTCGCGTGTCTGGTTCCCTGCAAAATGGGAATGCGGGACGCTGGACAGCGTGCTGCACGACAGCGACGGCAATGTGATGGCCTATGTGATCCTGAAGGATGACGGGAAATATCATGCGGTCGATATGCAGACCGTTGAAATCAAGGACGCTGACGCATGAGCAATCAAGCTATTGCGGCGGCACTGGCGCAGCGTCTGGCGCTGCTGGACTTGCCGACAGCTTATGAAAACGCACCGTTCACGCCAGTGGCCGGGCAGACGTTCATCGCTGAAAATTTCCTGCCTGTCGCCACGCAGGCGGTGGGCATCGCTTCGAATTCGTCTGACAACTTCGGCGGCATCTATCAGGTCACTGTTCATGCGCCGACCGGCAGCACGAAGGGTGCGGGCTATGCCATGGCCAAGCAGGTGCAGGATCACTTCCCGCGTGGCTTGGTGCTGACCTATCAGGGCCAAACCGTCACCATCATGCAGTCATCGCAGGGGCCGTCGTTCACCGATGGCGACCGCTGGCTGGTGCCGGTGTCGATCAATTATAGGGGCTTTGCGTGATGCAGCAGGCCACCACCTTTGCCGTGGACATTCAGAAGTTCATTGAAAAGACCAATGTCGAAGCTGACAAGGTGGTTCGCAAGGTCTGTCTTGATCTGATGACCGGCATCGTCATGAAGACACCAGTGGACACTGGCCGGGCGCGGGCGAACTGGCAAGCATCTATAGACACGCCTGCATCGGGCGCAGTCACCTTTAACGCTGATGCAGGGTCTGGCGCGAAAGCACCGGGCGAAAGCGCATCATCTGCTTCGGCGATTAGTGGTGGCCTGTCTGCCGTCACGCAAGCAACTGGCCGCGTGTTTTGGCTAGTGAATAACCTGCCCTACATCTACCGGCTAGAATATGGGGCATGGTCAAAACAGGCACCGCATGGTATGGTGCGCACAACAATCGCCGAAATCCAGCGCAAGCTGACTTAAATCAAGAGGAGTGAAAGACCATGGCAACTGATATTTTTTCCAGCGTTGGCACCACCGTTTCGGTGTCTGCGACTGCACCTGCTACCTATGACGCATCTGGCTTTGCTGCCCTGACTTGGGTGCAGTGCGCTGAAATTTCCGATCTGCCGTCTTTCGGCACTGAAGCTGCGCTTGCAACGCACACGCCATTGAAGACTGGTGTCGTGGCAAAGCGCCGTGGCAGCCTGAACTATGGCAGCGTCGGCCTGACGATGGCTTATTCTGACGCTGATGCCGGTGCTGCGATCCTTCGCACCGCTGGTGATGCGGCTGCCGGTGTGAACAGCTTCATTTCGTTCCGCATCACGCTGAAAAACGGCGACCTTCAGTATTTCCAAGGGCAGGTCATGTCTTACAAGACGACTGTCGGCAATGCTGATGGCATCACGATGATCGAATGCGCTGTCGAACTTGACGGCAGCATCGTCAAGGTCGGCTAATTTAGCCAAGACGAACGGGTCGGGATAGCGTTCATGGCGCGATAAGGGCGGCTTCATCCACCGCCTTTCCCGATCCAACTTTCTGGATGCAATGTGAAGGGTGACACAATGGACTTGAACAAACTGAAGCCAGTGATGGCAGACGAAGGCGCGATTATGCAGGTGCGCCATCCTGAAACTGAAGACGCAATCGACGGCATGACCATCACGCTTCTGGGTCAGGACAGCGCAGTCTATAAGAAAATCCAGCTTGGGAAGCAGCAGGCGGCACTGTCGCGCATCAGCAAGGGCAAGAAGGCCGTTGATCTGGACGCGACGAAGCTGGCTGAAGATGGCATCGACGATCTGGTGAAGCTGACAGTGGGCTGGGAAGGCTTCACGCTTGACGGCAAGAAGCTGGAAGCCACGCCTGACAATGTGCGCATGGTCTTTTCCGATTGGAACTGGCTGCGTGAACAGGCGCAGGAGTTCGTCGCCGACCGGGCGCACTTCTTTCGCTGAACTGCAAAACGATCTGACGCTGTTCGTGAAGCAAGCGGCATGGCTGAACACCGTGCCGGAAAAGCAAAAGCGGTCGCGTCGGGAAACAAAATCCACAGGGATGCCGCCGATTGAAGCTGGTGGCTACCTGCTGGAAATTCTGTTCGAAGTCGGGCCGACAAAGCCTGCTGGAATGGCAGGCCAAGTCGGCATCGACGAAATCGACCTTCTGGCATGGCAGACGAACCAAGACATTCGTCTGACCGGCTGGGAGGCAAGAACGATCAGGCTGCTGTCGCGTGAATATGCGTCAATGCTGGTCGAAGCATCAGATCAAAATTGCCCGCCACCATGGGTTGCCACGGTGGTGATCACTGAAGATCAGCGGGACAAGATCGCCGATGCCATGTCTGCGTGGGCAGATCGCCTGAACGCGCAGCGTGGTGGATAGTCTGCGACCTTGCTTTTCACGGCTTTATGCGTCAATAATAGGATGGAATTTCTCACAATCGGAGCGCCAGTGGTATGCCAGACCTGTCAACCTTGCGCATTGCCGTCGATAGTCGCGATGTTGTCAACGCGACTTCGAACCTGCAAGGCATGGGTCGGGCTGCCGATAGCACTGAAAGCGCACTTCAAGGACTAGGCCAAGCT